TCTATTATGCCTTTTCCTTTATGTTTTTTAGCGTGTTCACGGATTTTATCATTAACATCAATAAAAGTTTTACCGTATTTTTCAGATAAATCTATTAATGCGGATTTAGGTCTTTCTTTTTTCTTACTTTTCTTTGAATCAATATAATCATTTATATATTTCTTCATGTGCGGACTTAATGATTTGGTTTCAGATTGCTCTTCTTCCTCATCATCTTCGTCTTCTTCACTTTCTTCCATTCCTGAATCTTTAAGATTTTTCTTTCCACCTAACATTTTTTTAAGATGTTTTGGTTGATTGAAGAGTAAATCGATATCAACTTCGTTATTGTTGAAAATTGATTTCTTCTTCATGATGTAGTATATAGATAATTTTTAAGATTACAAGAGTTTATTTTATAATGAATTTTGATAGTTTAGTTTTAGACCTCCAGCATTATATGGTACGGTATGATCAACCCTATATAAATAAGATACCGGATCTGATTCAACAGGGAATTATCAGAATTTATAATAGAGCTAAAGATCTTGGGTTTGAAATAATAACCGTACATAGAAATATTGCTGCCGGTACAATTAATTTACCTATGCCTGCTGGTTGGTTTGAAACAATATCTTTTCAAATGATTAATCCTGTAACGCAGGATGTAACATTCTTACAACCAAGATCTTATGAATTCTGTAGAACATATTGGCCTTTTTATCAGAATGTAACTAGAGCTAAACCAAAATATTATGCTCATCATGGGCAGAATAACAATAACGCTAGGCTTAACGATCCGTATAGTAGAGGGATTTATATGTTATGTCCCGTACCCGATATTATTTATAATTTTGATATCATTTATCATGGGATACCATTATTTAATGAAAATAACCAAACAAATTTTTTAACGCAGAGATATCCGGATTTACTTCTATATTCCTGTCTTATAGAAGCATGTCTATTTCTTGATAATCCGGCAAAGCTGGCAGAATATAAGAACCTATTTAATGAAGAACTGGATACTATCAATAAAATCAATAAAGATAGAAGTGCCGATAGAACTATAATAAGGGAAAATAATTAATGCGTGTACCTCTAGTTTATAAACCTGGTATTCAAAGAAATGCAGGTGATTTTCAGGATGAATACTGTATAGACGGTCAATGGATCAGATTTGTTAACGGTAAGATCCGTAAAATGAAAGGTCAAAAAGAAATTTATTGGCCTAATGGGGTTGAACCTACATTTTTAGATATGTATTTTAACGGGACAAATCCAGTTCTACTTTACACTACTCCTACTAATGCTGTACATCGATGTATTTTAAATAATGAATTATCCTCAGTAATTAACGATAGACAAGTATTAGAAGGTGGAGGAGATACAACCAGAACTTGGCAAAGTGCCAGATTCATCATGAACGGTATACCTCATATAGCTCTTCTAGCTACTTTTAACGGCAATAACATGTTAAGCAATCAGAACGGAGTAATGTTCTGGAAATCAATGCTGGATGATAATGCTGATTTTGGGACACATCCAAATGGAATAATACCCGGTAATGATGAAGAAGTTGTATCAGGAGGGATATTATACTCTTCTCCGTGTTTATATTTGTATGGTAATAACGGCACTATACTTAGGAGTAAAACAAGTAACCCACTAAATTTTGATGATACGGAAGAAGATTCGGATGCAGATAGTATAAAAATATCTGAAAATAAACTACTTTTTGGAGCATCTATTAGAGGCGGTACTAATGCACCTACTTTTCTTTTCTGGACTCAGAACTCAGTTATATATCTAACAAATATTGCAGACGGTACTAATCCAAGAAATCCTATTGAATTCCAAAGAGAAGAAATAACGACAAATTCTTCCGTTATGTCCCCTAAAGCTATTGTACAATATGATAGCCTCTTTTTCTGGCTCGGTACTGATAGGGCTTTTGTTTATAACGGAATTGTTGAATCCATTAAAAATGATGTTAATTTTGAATGGTTTCTAGAGAATGTTGATCTTAATAAAAGACAACTGATTTATGGATACAAGGTAGCTCGCTACGGGGAGATAAGATGGGCGTTTCCGGAAAAAAGATACAGGAATAATCCGGATATAGGATGTACAAGAGAGATAGTTTATAATGTACGTGAAAATAGCTGGTATGATACCACAATAGAAAGATCATGCGTAGCTATCTATGAATCAACAGGAGATATTTTCAGTTTTGGTAATACCTGTACTAAATATCCTCGTGGAAATGTAGGAGATTATAAATCAATCTGGAAACAGGAAACCGGTTATTATGAAGTAAGACGGGATAATTCCGTACATAATATCCCATCATTCTTTACCACACCTTATTTTGGTTATGCTGCTTTTCCTCCGGCTAAAGACGGTAAAGTAATGGATAAGTATATTAGAATTACCGAAATAGAGCCGGATTTCCCTGCTCCTGAATTTCATACAAGAGTAGCTGACGAATTACTTGTTGTAGGTGCGGCTATGCTTAAATATGCAGGAGTTCCAAAACAGAATATAGTACCTATAAACTTTGATTTGTATATAGGTAATAATAAGGGTAAAATAGATATGCGAGTACAAGGAAGATTTGTTAATATTACTTTTGCTTGCGTGCATCCTTACACTGTCGGTAATATACTGATTAATTTTGAAATAGGAGACGGTCAGTGATTAGAAATCTACCTTTTCCAAGTCAGATATCTTTTGATCGTTGGTATAAGGAAATTTTAAGAATATACAAGGATGAAAGATTACCTATACCTCTTCCAAATGAAGATTGGCGGGAAATAGCCAATAAAATGGCAGGAATAGGTACTTTTAAAACCAGGAACATACCTATTGCATCAAGTAGTAAAAGCGGTAAAAAAATGGATATGTTCAAAACATGGGAAGATTGGGCTAAAGCCGTATACATAGTAATGATGAGAGATAAATAATGAAAAAACCGAGAAGAAAACATATATCAGATATGTTCAGTAATGGTAAATCCAAACCTACTAAAAATTTCAGTAAACGCCATATCAAGGATGTATTAAAACAAGTAAAACATAAAGGTAGAAACGGTGATACAGAACTTGCTCATGTTAATCCTGTAGAATCCAAGATATTAAAAAGTTTAGGCGGTAGCGGAACTATAAACCCTAAAACAGGACTTAGAGAATATAGAGGAGGTTTTTTTAGAAAACCTTTTAAAGCAATAAAAAGTGTCCTAGGAGGAGGAGCTGGAGCGTTACTAGGTAATATGATTCTACCAGGTGTTGGAGGTATTATAGGAGGTGCTATAGGTCAGGGAGCTCAAAACGCTGCAAGGGGTAAAAATGTTGTTCAAGGTGCTTTAAAAGGTGCTGGTATGGGAGCAGCTATTCCTTCTGTTGCATCTGGTCTTGGATGGGGAGCATCTAAACTGGGTATGCAAGGAATAGGTTCTACTCTTAGTGATTACGGAACAAAAAATGCCATACTACCTGCTCTTGGTTTTGGTAAAGATGCCGGCTCTAGCTGGATGAGTAGTGGTAAGGATCTAGCTAAATACGGCGGAGCTAGTACCTTATTAAGCGGTTTAGGTGGAGGCGGTAGTCAAAAAGGAGCAGGAGTTGCTGCCGGAGATGATGCAAACAGTTATTTCCAGTATTTACTTGAGAAAGAGAAAAAACAGGACAATAAAGGATTCATGGATAAAACCCTTGATTTCCTGTCTGAACCTAAGAATTTACTATCTGTCGGTACTGCCGGACTTACTTTGTATGATAGATTCAATCAACCTAAACCAAAAACAGCAGCTCAGCTTGGTAAAGAAGATAAGGAAAGATTGCTTGCAAGTAGATTAACTCCGGAAGAACTGGCAGCTGAGGAGCAATATGAACTTACAAAAGAACAGGCTAAAAGAAGAAACAACAGGAAAAAATATTTACCGGAAGAAAGAATAGAGATAGACCCTCTATATACAAGAGTAAGTGATCCGGAAGAAAGAGCTAGAACCGGTAGATGGTTAAACTATTATAATAACCCTCAGTTTACAGGAAATCCAATAAGAATCTGATTATGGCTAAACAATACGTACCTTTTGAAGAAATAAGAGATAAAGCAAGACAGATATTACTTCGTGATAGCGGTAGATTATCTACTTCAAATTATGTTCCGTATCCCGGAAAGACTTTAGCTCCAATGTCATCCATGACACAAAGAGCCAGAGGACTTGCCGAGCGAAGAACAGAAAAAGGTATGCCGTACAAGGATTCTTTGGATACTTTAGTTAATAATCCTATAGAAGGTGTTAATGAAGGTAATATAAATCAATTACAGGAATTAGCTTACAATAGAGGAAACAGGGGAGCTGATATAGTTTCTGATAGATTGGCAAATCAGTTTGGAAATAGTTTTAATAGATATAAGGATGTATTCAATCGTAATACCGAGAATACCAATAGATTAAAAACAAATGAACTTAAATCTGATATAGATTTACTTAATCCTGAAATAAAAAAACTGCAAGGACAAAGAAGTAGAGCAGCTTTTGATATTGTGGCAGAATCAGGAAAGAGTAAATACAATAGGGAAAAAGCATTAATAGATGCTCTTAATGAATACGGCAGTCAGAAACACGGTATAATTAATAAAGGTCTAACAGCAGAGAAAGCAAGATTTGATGCTGAAAGAGATGAACCATACCAAAGGCTTGATTCTTTGTCTGCTGCTTTAAATGCTATGGAAAATGTAGATCCGGCAACTGCTAATCCTGATGTAACATCCCTGCAAGGCAAACAGTTGATAAAAGCCCTTCAAGCTTACGGTGTTAATACAGGTTTACCTATTGATCAATGGGTGAATTCAGAGAGAATAAATCTACCCGTATATCAAGGTAAGTTAGTAGAACCGGTAAATGATGAATTAGCAAAATCTTATGAACTTGCTGAAAATATCAGTCCTTTCTATAAAGATAAAAATTATATTGATCGTAAATTAACAAGAAATTCCGTAGTAAATAGCGGTAATTCAGTAAATGATGTTGTAAATAATTTACCTGAAAATTTAAGACCTCGTTTTGAATCTCTTGATGATGAAGCTAAAAAGAAAATGGAAGCTGATTTAACGGCTTTAAATAGTAAATACATCAAACAGGGGATGTATGGTAGTAGATCACATCTTAAAGCTGTAACAAATAGAATGCAGGATTTAATGTCTGCAACACAGGAATCAATAGGAGATACAATAAAAAAAGGCTTTGCTAAGGATATCCATAACAGAGAACAACAGAATATCAATGATATCGGAAAACTATCTCAATACGATAAACTTGCAGATACTGAATTTGGAGGAATGCTTGATGATATCAAGAGATCCAATCTAAAAGGACTTGAGAAATGGAAAAATGATCAGGAAAATAATGAACAATTATATAAATCCTATCAAGCTGAAAAAGGAGGAATGAATCCAAGATTACTTACTAATGCAAGGAATTCCGGATACGAAAGTGGTGTTAATAGTGGTATAACCAATACATTCGATTACTTCAATAATAAAGGTATAGATTTATCCGGTATAAGTGATCTCCAAAATAGATATTCTGAAATGGAGAAGGAAAGAGCATCAAACCTTGATAAAATAAAAGGTCTTGAGGATTATAAATTACAAGCAGAAGAATTATCTAGAAAGAATCTTGGAGAATATGAAACCGAGAGAGATAGAAGAATTGCACTCGGTATTGAACGTGATGAACTAAATACAAGATTGCAAAATGAAATAGCAGCTAGAATAAATCTTGAACAGGATTTAAAAAAACGTGCTGAACTTGAAAATCAACAAAGAGAATTACGAGAAAAAGAAGAAAACGCTAATCGTCTTAAATTAGAGCAACAAAGAAGAGATGAAGAAGCAAGACTTAGAGAAGAACAAAGAATAGCAGAAGTAAATAGACAAGCTGAAATTAGAAGACAAGAACAGGAACAAGCCCGTATCGCTGAAGCGGAAAGAGTGCGGCAGGAACAACTAAGGGCCGAGCAGGCAAGAATAGCAGAACAACAACGTCAAGCTCAGATAGAACAGGATAATATTTTAAAGGCTAAACAACAAGCATTACGAGAATTTGCTGGAATGCGAGGCGGAAGAATGGGAACAGTAGAAGAACTTCAAATTAATAATCTTTTAAGGCAATATTTTCCTCCTACGGATTATCGTCATTGGGTACTTCCAGCTAGAGCACCTAACCCAAGTGTTCCTGGGTTTACAGATGCTATCGAAAGGGCTAAATGGAATAAAATGATGGACAATAGGTCTAAATTTATTTCACTTGCACAACAAGGATTTCCAGGAGGCATTTAAAAATTTTTAAGTAACTAAATACAAATTATGGAAGAAGAAATATTAAATCGCATGCAAGCTTTGCCGGAAAGAAGAAATCCTTTTGACGAAGGAATAGCAAAAGCGATTAGCAGCACCCGAAGCAATTTAGGGATGAGTAGGGATCAGGAGCATAGAGCGATCGAAATACGGTGAGTTAGTAAGAGATTTTACCAATGTAGTAAAAAACACTCAATTTAAAGACTTATTTATAGCGGAAAATAACAAGAAACAAGCTATATATAATCTGTCTATATTTCCAAATCAATTAAAGGATTTAGAAGCTAAATATAATAAAGCTGCCATGGCTAGAAAGATTGCAGCTGCTCTTGGAATGGACTATTCTAGATACAATAGCGATGTTAATACAATGAATAGTTTACTACCACAAATAGAAAAATTAAAACAGGATATAGCTTACTGGAGTAAGTACAAATAACCTACTTCAAACCTTCTTTGTAGATATAATATCTTACTTTGAATTTATACAAATCATCCATCCATTCTTTTGTCTTGCTGGATTTAGGAGAGCATAAAATATTTAGCTCAGATATAAGCTCTTCGGCCTTTTTTATTTTATCCTTATTCTCTATTTCATTCTGCTTATATTCAGTAATATTACTCTTTATTGTATCGATTAAATTATATGTTTTAGTGCATACCGGATTAAAAGCTGTTTTTAATTCCTTATTAGATTCAATAGGTATTACAGGAAATTCAGGGAGATTAATAGCAGGTAAAGTATTATTTATCGGTTTCTGACAGCTTGTCAATAGCAGCATTAATATCAGCAGAAGGCTTGATTTTTTCAGTAACATTAATATCATTTAATTGTATGGAGATTGTTTTATCTTTTGCGGTATTATTTATTATCAGCTGTTCTTTCTCAAGTTTTAAATTCCTGTTTTTATTAAATAAATACAGTGCAAAAAAACCAACTATTCCAAGTAATATTTCTTTTAAGTAAGTAAAGAAGAACATTTTAAAATTGATTTATATTTGCTTTCTTTTTCTTTTGTTCTTGATTTTGACTTTGTTTATGATCCTGTTCTATTGATGTTGGATTTTCAATCTTATTAAATATCTCAATAGTAGGTTAAATGAAATCATCACAGGAAACTAAAAAAGTTCCTATACATAATACAAATAAGAATAATGCTAAAATTATTATATTTTTCATTAACATTCCAAAAATCTTCTAACTGTAGCACATTCAACCATTCTTTCCTGTGATTGATCAATATATTGTAACAATGCTGCTATTCTTTCCTCAGGGGTGCTTTCGAAAAATGATGTAAGAGGTATATCATCTATAGAAGTATTTACTTCTGATGTTACTTCTTCCTTGTTATCAATAGATAAATTTATTTCTTCTGTATTCTGATCTTTCATAAAACCTCTTATGCTGTGTATAATTCTAATTCCGCTTGTCTTCTATTATATAATCCTTTGGAAAATTTTCCATCTATATTAACTATTCCTTTCTCTTTACTAAAAAATTCAATAGCTGCTTCCTTGTAATCTCCAGCATTTAATTTTCTAAGTCCCTTGCTTGTTTTAAAATTATATGCTCCCCAGTTGTATATAAGGCTTACTAGAGCGTCAAATTGACCTTGACTTATGTTTACTTTTACAGATGAATTTATAGCAATTTCTGCTTCTCTAACGTCGTTTTTAAGCAATTGCTCAGCTTTCTCTCTAGTCATACGGGGAGCAGCTTTAGTAAGTGCAATTAATTTCTGATCTATAACATGGCCATATCCTATTGTTGGTTTTCCAGCAGGACACATATAGACATAGTCCTTAAATCCCTCAAATTGCTTGATTAAATCAAGTCCCTTTTCCGATGTTTTCATTAACGCACTCTCATATGAAAATGGTTAATTGGCATATAACTTGATTTTTTTATTTTTTCCTCTGGAGTTTCAGGAGTTAAATCAACATCCACTCCTGTTTGTTCTTTGATTATTTCTTCTGATGTTTCTTCTATAGGATTATCTTGATACCAGAAATAAGCTGATAGCAGACCAATAATTATAGCAGCAGCAACAATAAAATATCTGCTAAAGATAATAGTTTTTAATAATTCTTTCATTAATTTTTACAGATTATTATCTTTTAATACCTCAAATAATTCTTCCTGCGTTAAATCCTTGTTACCGATAACCTGCATAACTCTTTCATCTTTACAGTCTTTTCCTACCAAGTGATATATTATAACAGGTTTATCCTGTCCCTGTCTATGCAGTCTTGCATTAAATTGAATGTAACTATCCAATCTAAACGTTAATCCAAACCATATTATTATTCTTCCTCCTGTTTGAATATTAAGACCTCTACCGCTATTACATTGACATAACATCATCTTTATTTTTCCTTCGTTCCATAAAGGTTGAAGTTCATTAACAACTTTAGCTGTCATAGTAACAGCATGAGGAAATCTTTCTTTTATTCTTTCTTCATCTGATTTAAAATTATACGCTATTAGAAAATTCTCATCTGCATGTTGTTTCATTATTTCTTCAAGCATATCAATCTTGTTATTGTGTATTATAGCAACATTTCTATCCTGATCGTAAACAGCTCCATTACAATACTGGATAAGTTTGTTACACAACACACCGGCATTAACCGCTGTTATCTCCATATCCTTAATCTGAAGATAGAAATCATTCTCAAATTTCTTGTATTGATCGTAATTATCAATTACTACAGGTGTTGTAATCATCATCTTATCCGGTAATTGCAGATAATCCTTACTATCCATAAACAACCAGTTACGTTTCAATTTGTTCATTATCAATTTAGGGTATATACATTCATAACCGTGTCCGTATTTTTTCTCTCTGAAATAATGCGATCTAAATGCTCCAATATTACCTCCAAACATACAACCCTTGTCTATTAGAAACTGCTGAGACCAGAAATCCATTAATCCGCTTGGAGCAGGAGTTCCGCTAAGTAATACCATATATTTGGAATGGAATTTTTTTAAAGCATTAAAACGATAAGACTCACTACCCTTAAATTCATGACTTTCATCAACAGCAATCATCCCGTATTTTGAAAATCCCTGATCATACATCCATTCAACATTTTCCTGATTGATAACATAAATATCGGCATCCGCATTCAATCCTGCCAATCTCTTTTTCTCATCACCGCAACATATTGAAACTCTAAAATGTCTTGTGTGTTCCCATTTACCTATTTCATTAATCCAAACATTCTTTGCTATGGTAAGAGGAGCGATAACAAGCAGTTTCTTTACTTGTGTTCCAACTATTTCTGAAAATGCCGTAAGAGTACAAATAGTCTTACCTATTCCGGGTTTTAAACCAAGACCGCATCTCTTTTTCTGTAATATATATCTGATAGCTTTATTCTGATATTCTTTAAGATCGTTTTTATCAAGTAATTTCAGGGACATACAAGGATTCAAAAGTAGCAGTGCCTGATATCTTATCAATGTTATTTTTCAAGATATCCACACCGCTTTGAATGTTATTTACTAGATATACAACAGCTTTTCTTGCTAGAAGTTTACTGAATACCATTTTTTGTAAAGGAGAAACCTTACCTGATAGACTCTTGAATTCAATAAAAAATATATCACCTTTTTTATTGATAAAAATTCTATCAGGTACGCCTCTATTTGATGGGGAAGTGAATTTATAAGTCAAATATCCGAGTTCAACAGCTTTTTTAGCAACAGATGACTCTATACGTCTCTCGGATAATACTCTATTATTCTTCATATTATCCTAGAATATATCCTCATCATCAGCGATGTTATTGAATTCATCGCTAGCATCTATAGTATCTATTTTACCTCCAAGCATTTCGCCGTCCTTGGCAAATAATATATGATGCAATCTTTTAGTAACACCTTTTGGGGTTTTCTTAAATTCATAGGAATCTATGGTAAATAGTATATGAGCAAAACATCCCGGATAAAAAGGATTCTCATCAACAGCAGGATCAAGTAATTGATTTTTCACCAGACTTAATTTAGGTGCTACCTTGTTTTTCAATGTCATGATATAATTATCTTTCATGTAAGCACAATTAGCTTTTTTCTCCTTACCTTTATCTGTTGAATCATCAATGGATCTGTATATCTCATCACCATCCTTGAATAATTCATATATATGTTTTTTTACATTAATTCTTTTTAATATATCATCAGCAACATTATTTATCCTTTTATAGTATTCCATGTGTTTAGGATTACTCTTGGATAAAAGAACATCTACTTTGTATTTTCTTTTTTCTTCTGTTTCAACGTATTCACCGATAGGCTCTTTCTCAAATAGACATGGCCAAGCTATACGAACATTTTCCAATAATATTTTTTCGCTGATATTTTTAGTCATAGTTAATACCTTTAATTAGTTTTAATTTTATTTAATTAGTTTTAATTTTATTTAATCTGTTAGTAATTCCTCTATGGAATATTCCTGTTTTACTATTTTTTTGCCTATTACCTCCTTTGTTGTCAATTTATTCATATTATCCTTGGAAAGTAGTTTATCTGCTTTAGTAATTGGTATCAATTTTTTTTCATAAGCAGCATCACCAAGTAATTCAACCAGATGATTTTCTGCTGTATCAATCCATTTACGATAAGATAACTTATCCTGAAATTCATATCCGGTAAAACTTCCCTCTAATAATCTTTTTTCAATATACTCTTCTATCGCATCAAGATATAGAATTATCATATCCTTTTTATCATAAATAGTTCGTATTTCATCATCTGTTAATGTCATAATACGAGCGTTGGCAATAGATTTATCCATATTATCCGTTATAGGTAAATTACTTGCTAAACTATTACAGGTAGCTTTAGCTTTACAGAATTGACACGCTTTCTTGGATGGAATACGTATAGCATCAGAAGAAAATGCTTTGATAATTACATTTTTTATCAATTCATATCTTTTTCCATACAACAATGATTGAATCTGTTCCTGTCTTAATTCCCAGCAACTATCAGATATATAAGGTTGACATATATGAAGATATACTTTTAAGAATTTATGTATGTATTTCTCTTTGAATTTAGGTATATTCCGTTTAAGTACTTCCAAAATATTACCGTCATTTAATACACCTAAAGCATATAACATAAGTTGATAGTTTTCATACGCTTCAACTTTTACTCCCATACCGAATTTATAGTCTATCACATGTAGTTCATATGTATCGTCCTCTTCTACATAACATAAAACAACACTATCTACCGTACCGTTCATTTCTTCAAAAGGTGGAGTAAGAAAATCAAGATTGAATTTCTGCTCATGCAAGTCAATAATCGTTTTTTTATTATGTTTAACAGCATAAAAATACTCCTGTGCGTATTTAACTATTTCTATTAAATCCTCACTTAATCCATTTTTCCATTCTGTATGACCGGTAATAAGTTTATTAACTCTATCATGGAGCATCGTACCCTTTTCAGCATAAACAGAAGTAATATTAGGTATATCCTTCTCAGCATCCAAGCTACCGGGACATAGCATACGTCTCTCAAAACTGGAAGGACTTATTAGTGTATGATTAGACATATTTGTAATATTCTCTTTTCTTGATAGTTTGATGGACTAAAAATTCCATTTCATCCTTGCCTACTTTATGACTATTATATTCTTCTCTACCAAATCTTATAATCCAATCAGCTATAATATCTACAGGTTGTTCGCTAATAACCTTAAAAACCCTTTTATCATCTTCATCTATATCAACAGCATAACAACATTCATATAATACATTTAAACCCATTTCTTTCTCTAAAAGATTAATCTCCTTGTTCAAATATTTCTCTATTATTGCCGTCTCTATATCATACTTTTTATTTAAAAACATAATTTCCTCCTATAATCTATCAGTATCTTTAATTTCCGTAATATTTAAAGTCGGATACCTTCTTTCAACTTTACTTACGCCAGTAATCATTGCTACTGTTATATGATTCTTTAATTCAGTATACCTAATTTCATCATTAATCAACTCTATCGGTACTTCAAATATAAGCTCATCATGAACAGTATTAACCAAGTAATTTTTCAAGTAATCAGGAAGAGCTATAAGTGTCTCAAGTAATACTTCTCCGCATGATCCTTGAACTGCTGTATTAATCATCTCACAATACGCACTACTCATATCTTCAAAATATCTCTTTCTTCCTCCTCTAGTTAGAGCATAACCTCTATTATTACATTCCGCTCTTTCTTTCTCAGACCATTTTTTTAAGAAAGAGTAAGCCGTCCAGAATTTGTTTTTAATAGATGTTGCTTCATCAAAAGTTAAATCAACACCGTAATCCCTTTTAGCCGTTTCTATAAATCTTGCTGCTCCCATACCATAGAGGAATCCAAAGTTGGCAGCTTTAGCTTTTTGACGTTCCGACTTCTGCCAATCTTTAGGTTGCTCTAGGAACGTTTTAAGCGGCATATTATTAAGTCTTGCTGCCATAATAGCATGAGGATCTTTTCCTGCGTTAAAAGCTTCTATAAGTACTTTCTCGTTTGACATGGCAGCAACCATTCTAAGTTCCTGTCCTGAGAAATCGGCTCGGACAAATCTATGACCATCTCTTGCCTTGAAAATATGTCTAAAACCTGAACGTGGGAAATTCTGAACGTTAGGATTTACTGTAGATAATCTACCGGTCTCAGTTCCGCATATTAGAACATTAATAGGTAATCTTCCGTCTACCATGTTACTTTCTACACCTTTGATTATGTTATTAATCAGGGAGTTTGTTTTACGTACTTCCTCTACTATTTTCATAACATCTGGGGTTACCCTATCCATTACTTCCTTTTTAGTCCTGATGTTTCTATTAGGAGTAATAACATCTTCAAATCCAAGATCGGTTAATTTCTGAAGTAACTCATCTCTTTTGTTTTCCGTCTCAATTCTTAATTTGTTAAGAGCTTCAACATCAACAGGTAACCCTCTTCTAGCATAATCATCTATAATTAGGCTCGCCTTAAGCATCCTCTCATACACAGGCTTATTCTCATTTTTATACTTTTCCCAAAGAATAAAAGTAGCCTTAGCATCTTTAGCAGCGTATTCCAGTTGCTCCTCTGTTAATTCACCTGCCCAGTTAGAGACTTGCATTGCTTTCTTGTTGTCATAAACAATACCCGTAACAGAACTTAAATCACCGATACTACAACGTCTATTGGAAGTAGCGGCATGATAAACCATCATAGAACAATTTAAGTTCTTTAAATAAGGCATAAACGATCTCTCAAAAGATGCGTTATGAGCAACAAAATTAATATTTGCTAATAATTCCTTTTCTTTACCCGTTAGAGGATTGTCTATAATCCTGTAAATAAATACCTTATCTAGTTTAGGGTGATATATCTGAAGTAAAGCTATCTCGCTATTACTTGCTCTTAAGCCCGTTGTTTCTATATCAAGTCCGTAGGTAATATCAGATAAAGATAAATTCTCTAAATGCAACAACCTTAAATTTTTATCTATTACTTCATATTTAACATCTAATATCTCTACACCAGATGTTTCGGATTTAGATGGTATTAATGTCTTTTTTTGTATTTCTTCAACATTTTCAAAGCATTCATCCTCAACAATTGTTTGAACCTGTTCTGATTCAGGGAAAATATCTTCAGGTTTAACGTTTGTATTTAAATGCTTGAATTTAACTTTATATTCATAATTACTGTTATGAGTAAAACCTGCTCTCCTTAGAGCTTTAGCCATTCTTTTTTTTGTTGCATCATTAATTGTTACGCTACCATCTAATTCGCTAATTTTCAGCAGAATTTGACCTGAACTCATACCTCTTGATATTTTGTTTGTTTGGAAATCAACATCAAGATAAGTGTATATCAAATTCATATAATCATCGATCTCATTTGCATATTTGAATTTAATGTTGAATCTTATCTGTATATCTAATTCTTCCTTATTCATTTCATATAAATGTGTTAAAGGTATATCATCAATTTCACATTGACTTACTTCAGGTTTTAACTCCTCTAATATTTGAGCGTAGAATTGTTTTATATCAAATTTTTCACGGGAAATACTTAAAACAGGTACAATTAAAAATCTCGTATTTTCATCCTCTGCCTTTAAAAATTCTAAATCATTTAAACTGGCAGCGTATGATGTCCTTCTTCTATATTTTTGATGATTCTTTTTATATTTAATATCAATAAAATCTTCACTATCCGA